ATTCTTGCATAAAATTAAATGGTAAGACAAAAAATTTAGGATATTATAACACTGAACAAGAAGCACATGAAATTTATATAAAACATTATAATTTTTTAAAAGGAAATTTATTATGAGTCGTCAAATTACATTAGAAGAATGTTTAAAAGGTAGAGATAAATTATATCCTAAAGAATATAATAAAACTATTGAATTAAATTTATTTAAAACAATTCAAGCAGTTGATGAATTTCTTAAAGATTATACAGGTACTATTGTAGTAACTTCTGGTTGGAGAGATCAAACAAGTAATAAAGCTGCTGGTGGTGCTCCATCTAGCAAACATACAACAGGAGAAGCTATAGATATTCAAGATAAAAATGGTGAATTAAGAAAATATGTATTAGCCAATCTTGAAAAAGCTGTTGAATTAGGTATATTTTTTGAAGATATGCGTTGGACTCCGATTTGGATTCACTTTCAAATAGTTCAACCTAAATCAGGTAAACGTATTTATATACCAAATACATTACCGCCAAAAGACCCTAATATTAATACTAAATATGATTCAAAGTATGATGTAGTTATTCATTAATATCAATAACTTACAAGATTAGTATAGTTAGAATGCTATAGCCTGTATAATACCACAGGAGATAGTATGGGCTTACAAGAAGAAGTAAATGTTAGAGAAGTTGAAAAAGACGATCTTATATTTATTTTATCAAGCTCTATATCATGCTTATCTAAATACACTGAGTCATTTTTTAAAGGTTGGAATCACCCCGATATTTATACCTACCTTAATCATCTCATCATTCAATCACTTCATAAATTAAATTATTCTATCTTTATAGCCTGCCTAAACTCAGATTCCAATCATATTGTAGGATATATAGTTGCAGATTCTGAAACAAATTATATATTTTTACAATATACTAAATACTCTTATAGGGGTTTAGGTGTTCAAAGGCATTTATTAATGCCGTTGGTTGTAGATAGTACTAAAGAAATTAAAGTAGCGTTTGCAACTAAAGAAATATTAAAATTAAAAGCTAAAAATAAAGTTAATGTTATAAATCAATCAATAATTAGTTTAATCACAGGAGAATAATGTGAAAATACTTAAAATATATACTATAGAACCAATTCAATCATTAGGGATGGATAGTTCATTTACTTTTGATAAAATTTACAGTAATGGCCAAAGCTATCCTATTAAATATGATGGTGAATTAAAAGTTATTAGAATAAACAATACATTAATACCATTATCAAATATTAAAGAAATTGTACTAGAACAAGAAGAAGTTATTGTTGAACCTAAAATAATTGAGCCAAAACCTACAGTTAAAAAAGGAAAATAACTATGTTTAATAAATTTATGCAATTACCTTCAATACGTAGAATTCGTAGAATAATTTATTTATTTAAACGTAAATTGCATTATATTTTACATCCAAAACTTAAAGAACAACTTAACCGTAAAGCTGAAAAATTACTTGGCGTTAAAGTAATTGAAACTACTGATATTTTATATGGTATTAGGGAAAAAGATTTACAAGAAAAATAATATATGAATGAACTTGAACAGTTATACAAAATAGCACCAGTATATAGCGAGTTGTTTGATAAGCAGCTTGCTTTTGCTTTGTCGCCATCAAGATTTATAACTGCTCTTTGTTCATCTCGTGCTGGTAAAACTAAAGTATGTGCAGCTATTGCAATACAAGAACTTATTACTAGACCTAATTCATTAGGATTATATCTTGCATTAACTGATAAATCTGTTGCAGATATATTTTTTCCACCACTTAAAGAATTTCTATCTAAATATTGTCCAGAAGCTAAAGTTACTGCTGATGAAGTTACATTTCCTAATGGTTCTAAACTTCTTATTGCTGGTGCTAATAATATGGCTAAAATTGAATCATTTCGTGGTATTAAGTTATTATTCTGTATCATAGATGAAGCTGCTTCGTTTCGTCAACATATATTAAAATACCTTATTGATGAAATTATTATACAACGTCTATCTGACTTACAAGGTAAACTCATGTTAATAGGTACACCTGCTGCGCATTGTATGGGTTTATTTTATGATATTACAGAACTTAATCTCGAAGAAGGTTGGGATAATCATAGATGGACAGCATTAGATAATCCACACATGGCTGAGCAATGGAATAAAGACGCTAAACTATTTTTACAAAGAAAAAAAACTACTGAAGCAAATCCTAAATATCGTAGAGAATTTAAAGGTCAATGGGCTACAGATGAAGAAGCTTTAATGATTAAGCCATTTACTGTAAATAATCCTATTACACCATTTAATATAGAATCATGGCGCACTGTTATTGCTATTGACTTTGGATTTAATGACCAAACAGCTTTTAGTGTTATAGGTTGGCGTAAAGATATGCCTAAAGCTTATGTACTTGAAACATTTGGTGAATCTAAATTATCTGTATCTGGAATAGCTCAACATCTTATAAGACTTAAACAAAAATATAAACCAATGAAAATAGTAGGTGACCCTGCTGGAGCATCTAAAATTATTATTGCTGAATATGCTGAAAAATATCATATTTATATTGATGCAGCCCAAAAGTCTAATAAAGCTGATTATATAGAAATATTTAACGATGCTTTATTGAATGATGAATTAATATTGTGCCCTAATACAACCAACGAATTACAAAAAGAAATGAAAGCAGTAGTCTGGAATGAGGGTCATACAAGAGAATTAGAAGGTACGAAATGTGACCATTTAGACGCTACATTATATGCCTTTAGAGAAACATTAGAATACCTTGAAAAGATTGTAGTTTTAAAACCTATTGATGATGCAGAACGTGAACGTCAATTTATGGCTCAAGTTATTAAAGAAGACAAAAAAAGACAAGAAAATCATAAAGGTGATACATTTTTTGATGACATATCATCATTTTTATAATTTATAACAGTTAAAATGCTAGAAATTGTTATTATACTATACCAAAGGATTAACAGTGGCTAAAAAAGATTTACAAGGCTATCCAGATTGGTCAGAAGCTGAAAAGAATAAGGTTAATCAAACTTTATTTGCTATGATCTCCGACTATGATAGAAATATGAATAAGGCTATAAGTACAGGTAATCTTTATGGATTAGCTGCATATAATGGTAATGGAAATAGTCAAATATCTCAATATGGATATATGTCTGATATTGATAATACTCAACAACTTGGAAGTAGTTCAGCTCCAAGAGTATCATTAAATCTTACTGCTGCTATGATAGATACGTTGGTTGCTAAACTTTCTAGTTTAGAAATTATACCAAAAGCTATTACTAATAAAGGTAATGCTCATGGTAGACAACTTGCTAATAATCTTAATGATATTATAAGTGGTATTGAAAACAAATATAAAATTAAACACTTAGTTAATTTAGCTAAACGTGATGCTATGATTAATAGAGTTGGATATATTAAAGTAGTCCCAGAAAATAAAAAAGCTGGAGTCGATTTAAAAGTTGAACGTGTATATTCTAATGAGGTTATTATAGATCCATCTGATGGATATTATAATGATCCTTATAAAATGATTCATAGAAAAATTATACCTAAATCAGTAGCAATCAAATTATTTCCTAAATTTAAACAACAAATTGAAGATTCACAAGTTATTGAAGTAAGACAAGCTCAAAATACAATGACTTATACTCCTTCTATTATGATAGCTGAAGCATGGTGTAAAAACACTTATTTAAAAAATGGTAGACATGTAATAGCTATTGAAAATCAAACATTTGTAGATGAAGATTACGATAAAGATTATTTCCCAATAATCAAACTAGATTACAATGAACCTGTAATTGGTTGGTTGGGACAATCTGTTGTTGAGGAATTATCTCCATTACAAAAAGAAGTTGATAGAATACTTGCTACTATGCAAGCTATTATGAAATTAGTATCAATTCCACGTATATTTTATGATGTAAATTCAATGATGAATCCAGATCATTTTACTAACAAAGTTGGTTTAATGATTGGTATGGATTTAAAAAATGGTGTAGCTCCTATTATTCACAATGGTGCAGGTATGCCTCCTGAACTTATGATTCAATTACAATTTATTGTATCACAAATGTATAGTAGAGTAGGTCTTACTCAAACTGATACTCAAGGTCAACAACCTATGGGTATTGAATCAGGAGAAGCTTTAAAAACTCTTGGTAATATAGCTGCTGAACGTTGGACTTTACTTAAAAAGAACTATGAACAAGATCATATTAAGGTTGTTGAAGTAGTTTTAAAAGAAATGAGCGAACATTCAATTACAGTTAATACATTAGATAAAAAAATTGGATTAAAACAAATATCATCTAAAGTTATTCCTAAAGATTTTGATTCATTTGTATTACAAGTATTACCAGTATCTTCTTTACCTACTGACCCTGCTGGTAAAATTGATACAGTTGAACGTTGGGTACAAAATGGTTGGGTTGATAAAGATTCAGCGGCTGAATTATTAAATATGCCTGATTTAGAAGCTTATACTACAATGAAACAAGCACCAAGAGATTTTATAGATATATCTATTGAAGATATGCTTGCTAATGAAGAATATATTGCACCTGAACCATATGATAACCTTGATTATGCAGTAATGACAGCATTACAAAATTATTCATGGGAAAGATTAAATGGTAAAAATGAAACAAAACTTAAGTTACTTCGCAGATATATCAACGATTGTCAAAGTTTAATAAGACAATTACAACAACCAGCCATTGCACAAGGAGTTAATAATAATGCAAATGGAAGCCAACCAAGTACCCCAAGTAGTGGAACCCCAAGTTAATGAGGTAACTGCTACTGCTGTTCCAGTTAATGAAGATAAGTTTAAAGAAAACTTTGAACGTATTGCTAAACAGGAACGCCACCAAGCAGAAATGCGTAAGAGACTAGAAGCTGAACGTCTCACATTAGATAAGAATAGAGAAGCACTTTCTACTTATCAAAAAATACAAACACTTAAGTCAGAAGATCCTTTAAAAGCATTAGAACTTTTAGGATTATCTCTTGATGAAGTTGTTAAAGCTGCAAATAGTCCAAAGAATATAGACCCATCTGCTAAAAAAGCTTTAGAGGCTGTCGAAAAATTACAAGCCGAATTAGCTGAAGAGCGTCAAAAAGCACACAACCAACGATTAACTAAAGTAGAACAAGAACTTACAGCTAATATTGATAGTGAAATCAAAGCTGGTGAATATGATTTAATAGAACAACTTAATTTATCTCATACAGTTAGAGAATATATGGAAGAAATATATGAAAAAACTGGAGAAATTACTGATATTAAAGATGCTTGTAAATATGTTAATGATTATTTAGCTAGTAATATTAAAAAAGTATTAGGTTCTAAATGGTTAAAAGAGCAAGAAGCAAAAGTTGAAGAAGTTAAAGAATCTCAACCAACTGTAAAACCTACATTAACTAATAAAATGACATCTGAAGCACCTAAAACTAAAAAATTAATGACAGATGACGAACGCTTGGCAGAAGCTATTAAAGCAATGTCACAAACAAGGGGATAAAATGAAAAAGTCGATTATTGCTTTATTTTTAATATTGGTATTAAGTATCAGTATACTAGCTTATGGTATATCAAAAAATCAAAACATTGTATTAACTGAAGAAAACCATGCTTCGTTGGTTGGTGAAGTTAATGGCGGATCTGTAGAGACTGCTATATTAAAACTTAGATCATTAGACCAATCTAAAACAAGATATTTTTATATTGATTCTCCAGGTGGTGAAGTAATTAATGGTATGAGATTAATTAATTATCTACGTAGTGCAGAAGGTAAAGGTATAGTTTGTATAGCTGAAAAGGCCATGTCCATGGCATTTGTTGCATTGCAGTCATGTGAAACTAGATTAGTTATTGAAAATACTATGTTAATGAGTCATGGTATTGCTGGTGGTATGCAAGGTTATATTAAACAAATAGAATCTGAATTAGTACTTGCTAAAAAATTAGATTACATGTTACAAAGAATTCAAGCTAATAGATTAGGTATTAGTATCGAACAATTACTTAAAAATCAAAACGCTGAATGGTGGATTATAGGAATTGAAGATGCTTTAAATAACAATGCTACTGATGGTGTTGCTAATGTATCTTGCAGTCTTGAAATTCAAAAACCAGTTAAAGTTAAAAATGATGAAGGTCAAGAAATTACTATAAGTAAATGTCCATTATAACCATTATGCTATAGATTACAGTTCCACGGTAACTCTCAGAAATGGGGTCCGTGGACTTTTTTTTTATACCTTAAAAAACATTACCTCTAATGACCCCCTTCTATTTCTTTATTATATTATATATTTTATTATTATTATTATTATTAATAATAATAAATATTATAATAAGAAGAATATAAAAATATAAAAGTGTATCAGTTTAATAGTACATATAGTTAAAATGCTTAACATTATAATTAGCCCGTCGAATGGGTTTTAATACTATCACTGCCTTAATGTGATTAGTTTACGAAGCAGGCAAA